GGCATAACCTGCCGAGTAATACTGACCATCCGTAGTCACGGCCACCTTTACCTGGTAGCTGGCATCGACCTCTCCCTGGAGTGACGCCTATGCGCTAGCAACTGTCTGCACCTGCGCGCTGAAGTCTGATATGTCGGCCTCGACGGTATCGATACGCTGCGCGGAGGCAAGATCATTGTCAGCTGAAACCGTGTAGACGGTAGTCGTTCCGGCATAAACTGTGACGTCACCGGCGCCCCAATCGCCATCACCAGCGCCCTGCTGGTCGATCTGCGCGAATATGCCATCGACCTTTGTGGCGGTAGCCGTGACTTGTCCATCTAGATTGGTGATGTCCTGCGTGTTCTGAGATACCTGACCAGCAAGCGCCCCCGCGTCCGCAATGGCCGTTCCGATGTTGGTCCAATTGCCGTCTGTACCTGGCGGTTCTTCATTACCGGGCGTGTCGCTAGACCAACTATATATGACGCCATTGTAGATGACGGTCTGATCCTTGTTGTAGGTGGCGTCGGAACTCCATACCAGCGGGACGATATCCTCAATCGAATCAATCTTTGAATTCAAATCCTGCGATAGCTGGGTGGCCGTGATCTGTCCAGTCAGGTAGTCGAGAATCTCCGTTGCATCACTGCTGGATTGACCATTTACACCAGCGCCTTCTGGATACCAGTCTCCCACGTTACCCGTTTTATCGATCAGGCGACCCCAGAAGAACAACGACACGCCGGCCGCTAGGCCCATGATCGTGTGGGTGTTCGTCGGATAGGCATACATGCCAAGCGACTGCGCATCATCGATGCTGGGTGTTGAACCGTAGTAGATCTCCGTATAGGCGGTGTCCTCGGCGCCGGCCGGGAAACCCCAATCAAGCTTGATTGCAAAGACCTCGCTCGTCGTCGTCAGCGACGTCAGTACGGGCGGCGCGCCAGTCTTGCCAGTGATGTCGAATGCGGAACTCGTTCCTGGCGTGCCGGAGTCGCCGGCAGAATTGTAGGCCGTGACGCGCGCGACATAGGTGCCGGTATAGATGCCACTGACGTCAAAGGACGTGCCGTAGGCCGTACCAGCATTGACCCACTGACCATTGTCACGCTGCCACTGCACTTCGTAGTAGGCCGCGCCACTGCTGGGTGCCGTCCAGCTGATGGTCATGACGTTCGTGGCAATGCCCTGCGTAATGACGACATGGCCCGCGATGCTGATGTTCGTGGGCGTGCCTACGGCGCCCGTTTGCAGCTTGGTGATCGAAGGCACCTGGATCACTGTACCGTTATCGACCGCGCTGAACTTCGACGCGTTGTGCGTCACCGCCGTAATCGTGAAGGTCTTAGCGTCGTCACTGTCATCCTCAACGATGCTTGTGATGCGGAAGGTCTACGCAGCAAGGGCCGTGCTTTCGACCGACCACACGGCACCGACCGCGGGAACCGTGGAAAACGCGGAAGAGACCGACACCACATTGCCACTGATCGCAGAGATCGTGCGCGACTGCGACCTGACGATGGGAAGCGTGTCCGTATCCACATCAGGCATGTTGATGTTGATCGTGTCGCCCACCGCGGCCGAGCCCGGCGCATGGTCAAGGGTGATCTGCGTCTGCGTGGCGGCCGTGATGCGTCCACCATTACGCACGCCGGCCCTGGCATGGTCCACAACCTTCACGATCTGGCCTGGAGCCGCCATGAGCCCATCCAGGCCCACCTGGAACGTAATGGTCTCGGTCTCCACGTTCGCCGTGATCAGGTTCCAGTTGCCGAGGCGCTGCGCCTATCCCTGGGACGTGCATCCGATTGCCGTCACCGAAGTGGGCCGGATGCCATAGCGGTTCAGGCCGGCCTGATACTGGCAATACTCGTTCGTCTGCGCGTAGAAGTTGTTCGGATCGTTCCACGTGACGAGCGCGGTAGTATAGCGATCCGTGCGAGCACTGGACTGGTAGGTGAAAAGGCCATTTACGACGTTGCTGTTGTCGTAGGTATAGACCGGATCGTCGGGCATGTCCGCCGAAGGCGTGATCTGACCGCCCATCCAATAGCTGACGCCGCGGAAGATCGTCGCCAGGTCGGAGAGAACGCGGTACGCATCGGCCTGCTGCTGAAGGTACAGATTGCAGGTGAAGCGCGGCTCCATGCCTCCTTTGCCGTCCGGAACAAGCTGATCGCAGTATTGGGCGATCCGGTAGAGATTCCACTTGTCCACCTACGATGAATCGATCAGGTTGCCGAGCCCGAAGCGATCATTGGTGCAGATATCGTAGTACACCCATGCCGGGTTATCGGTCCATTCGCTCTTGAACGTCCCATCCCAAGTTCCGGTGTAATCGCGCGTAGTAGGATCGTAATTGCTGGGCACGCTGATAATGCGGCCCTTCATGTCATAGGCGCGATCCGGGATGCTGTTGAACGTCTCGGCATCGCCAACGATTGCAATCAGCGCACAGTTCGGGTAACGAAGCTTGGCATCGATGATCTCGGTATAGCTGACGATGTTGGTTGTGTCGGCAATCGTCGTGCTATTGGCATTTGCCGTGGTGCGGACAACGCGAATCGTCCAGCCAGTCGTTGCGGCTGGAAGATCGATGCGGTGGCTACGATCATATTCGCTGGTCGTCTTGCCGTTGAAAGACGTGCTGACGACGGTCTAGTAAGCGCCGCCGTCCGTCGAAACGTCGATATGATAGGCAACCTCATAGCCGGTAATGTCGCCGTTCGAAGTGTTCTGCTTCTCCAGCGACTCAACGTTCAGCGTGATGCGAACGGCCGACAGCTCCGTATTGGACAGTCCTATGGTCCATGGCTGGGAAGACGTCAGCTCCGTTCCCACCGAGATCTCGTTCTCGACAGCGGAGAATCCCTGGATGTAGTCCTGGTCCTGAGTGCCCAAGCGCTGGACCACCGAGACGTTCTGGAAGTTCAGGGAGCCATCAGAGGCCGCAACGGGCGTCTTGTTGAGGTAAACCGATTGCAGCCCATTGACCAGGCCAACAACCTCGCCCTCTGCGATCAGATCGAGGATGCGGAAGTATTCGATGGAGCGAAGCGAGTTAGCCGCCTCGACGGGCGTGTGCGTCTTGCTGGAGCCGCCCTTGGAGCCCTGGATTGCAGCCTGGTCGATAGAGGCATGCATGACCGAGTTCGCGGTGACTGTGCCCGAATCGGCAGAGACGTTCGATGACGCGGACGAATAGTCCTCGGCCTCGATGCCCGCAGAGATCACGGCCGAACCGACCGTCATCCGTCCATACAAAAGCGGCACAGGGTTGCCCTACGCCGTCGTATTGACGGCGCCGCTGAAGACGTAGGAGGTTGACGTATCGCCGTTGTTGGAGTCAGTGGACAGCTTGGCCTGCGGCGAGAGCATCTGGACAACGCCGCCGGCAGCAAGGGCAATGCCAGCGTTAAGAAGAAATGGCGCTACTGGCTCGAATACTGGTATGAAGCTCAGACCAATTAGTACGCCACCAAGAATGGTCTATAAGACGCCACTCTTGGATCCCTGATTGATGGGAGCAATACGAATAACTTCACCGGCTGGTTCCGAAAGCTTCGATGCGGAAATATTCTCGCCATCTCGCCCGCGAAATACGGCAAAGGTTATTCCATCCTTATGAGCGCTTGCTAGATAGGACTTGAATCCTGGAATGGTGTTGCTAAGCGCAAGAATTGCCTCGCGTGGCGATCTCGTATCTAGGCTAAGATTATGAATGCAACCAAATTTCTTACCGAGCTTGCCCGATAGTTTAACTGTGGTTAGCATGGACTTCTATTGAATGAAATTTTCTTTCATTAATACTATCACCTTTAACGTGCCGTTGAATAGCGCATTGGCTTAATTGGCGCACGTTCTAACTACTCGCTCAAACTTTGTGTATCCGCCTAGGCCGCTAAGCCTGAAGCGAACCAAGACCCGGGTCTTTCCCGATGGTTGCGCCTTTGCATCCATGATCCCGTTATTACCAGTGTATTGCGATGGCATGGAAACGTAATAATCGCCATTGTGATTGACACCATGATTAACGGTCACGCCCATAAACTCCCCCCATCCATTAGCCACGCACTGGCCGACATCAGAAGGAGATTTAGTCGTTTCTATGTCAAGATCGGGTGCCTTCTCCCTCAGACCCTTCACGCTTGCACATCCACTAAGCGTCACCGCCGCAAGCATTACGATCAATATCCATTTACCACTCATCAGGCGCGCTCCAAATCAATTACAACGCAGATGACGCTTGAGCCATTGCCGCTTGCCGAACGCTCCATGCATATTCCTTGCTTGAATACTCTATCCCATGCTTAACTTTGAAGTTATCTCCATATACAGCGTGCGTGATGTTCATGGTCTTTAGATCCCAGATTGAGTCTTTGCGCATTTGTCCTGCCGCAAGCGCGATACCGTAATGGGATGGGTCGTTCTGAAAAAGGCTATTAACCCAAGACATGCGACTATGATAAGGTTTTCCATACTTGTCTATGAGCAATTTATCTAAATCATCGAAATCACCCAAATAGGCGGATGGCTCACTATGATCTTCAGATATCCAATAGACGGCACTACTCAATTTTCCGTCCGTGAAATGAAATGCCAATATGGCCGGATGAGTACCCAGTGTCTGGCGATAGACAATGGAGGATTCATTCTTGGTAATGGGCTTTCCTGCGATGGCATCCTCTACAGTTTGAATCCCATCACCCCAGTGCACATTGTTGAAGTCCGGCGTATCGACAATGCCGGACACATGATCAGCAATCTTTGCGATACGCACTAGATGCGCGCCATGCAATGTACATTGATCCTCTCGCAAGGAATAATCGTCATGCGATAACTTCCTTGCATTATTAAGAATATCTATGCATTCCTTAATGGACGAAGCGGCATCCTGAATTCCAGAATCTTTCATTCCACCCAAGTCAGAAACGACATTCTTAAGATTTAACTCAATCCGATCGATGTAGGACTGATACTCACCACCCAATCCATTTGACTTGGAATGAACATATTTTGCTCCAAGCATATCGAGACCAATGACTGCACCATAGCCATCCAGTTCCGCGATAGCCTCATCCAGATCTATGAATGCCTTACATTGCCCCTTATCTTTATCCGATCCATCGCAGTCGAGCGTTGCCACTTTGTGTTCACGGGGTGTTTCCGACACTATTTCCGCAGCGCCTGCGTCATATTTGTCCGTGGTGGCTCCGCTGTTTGTTGCATCATCCTGCTTGGAACAGGATGCTGCTATCAACAAGAAAAGCGATGCAAAAGACTTGGCAAATATCAGTCCACTCTTACGCATACCAATCCCCCTACCTGATTGCAGGC